GGTGCCCGTGGAACCTGTGCCACTACCGAGGCTCTCGATGTAGGTGGGGAAGGGCACGCCCGTGCCGGTGATGAGCTGCCCGACGGCCAGGGAGCCGGAGGTGACGGCGGAGACCGTCATCACGTAGCCGCTGACCGTGGCCGTGAACGCAGCGGCCGAGCCGAAGCTGTTGGTGGGGAAGCTGCCCGTGGCGGCGGTGAGGACATCGCCGGAGAAGAGGTTGGCGAAGACCTTCTGGCCGATGACGCTGTCCCCGTACGGGTTCTGAGCCACGAAGTCACCGCCGTCCATGATAGTCACCGGGTATCCGGGGTAGACGCTCATGGTGTGATCGGCGAGCCACACGGTGATGTCGCCCTGCTGCTCGTTGGCGATGAAGCCGTCCGGGACGGTGGGAGCCGTGGGGCTGTAGTTGTTGACCACCGACGCGCCGGTAGAGGCCGTCAGGCTCTGCCACGCGAACTTCGCGATGGTGGTGCCGAGCAGTCCGGCGGTGAGGTTACCGCGCCCGGCCACGACCGTGCTGATGGGGTTGTTGGTCGCCCGGTCTCCGAGAGAGAAGGGGGCGGGGTTGACGTTGACCTGCTTCTGGAAAGACATCTGTCAGCCTCCTTTAGGCTTTACCGGGGATCCGGGCGCTGGGGTTGAACTTCAGGAACTCGCTCCGGTCGCTGGAGTCGGAGGCGAGCCTGGTGACAGGGGTCGCATCGGCCGTGACGGAGAGCGTGCCGAGGATGGCGCGATAGGTCTCCAGGTTGCGGGGCACGCCCTTAAGGTTGACGTTCCGGGACTTGAGACCCTGCTCGTAGATGGTGACCGCGTCCATGGCCATCGGGTCCAGCTTGCCCACGAAGGGCTCGACCTCGGCAGCGGCCCGGAAGCGCGAGGCCACATCGGCCACGGTGTCCTTCTTGGCCTTCTGGATGGCCGCGTCCATGGCCGGGGCGGTGACCGGGGCCTCGGTGTCGTTCTTGCCGGCCTTCTTCTCAGGGAACTTGTCCTTGGCCTTCTTGTCGCCCATCTTGGTACCTCCCTTGCCCAGAGCCGTGATCAGACCGTTCATCTCCTCCAGGTCCTCGGAAGGGATCTCCTTGTACTTGCTGAGCATTTTCATGAGCTTGATGCCCGGGTGGCCTTCTTCCTCGTCGTCGTCGTCGTCGTCGTCGTCGTCGTCGTCGTCGTCGTCGTCGTCGTCGTCGTCGTCGTCGTCGTCGTCGTCGTCGTCGTCGTCGTCGTCGTCGTCGTCGTCGTCGTCAGTGCCTTCGACGGGCTGCTTCCCGCCCTCGACCACAGGGGTCTTCTCGGGGTACTTGTCCTTGCCTTCCTTCTTCTTGTCTTCGCCGCCCTCACCCTCTTCCTCGGCGGCCTTCAGAGCCTCGAGGATCTCAGGCAGGTCAGACAGGTCCGCGTCCTGGGCCAGCCGGGCCTGGAACTTGGCGCCCACGCGAGCCACCAGCGGCTTGATCTGAGAGTCGTACTTGGTGGAGTTGATGTTGCGGCAGAGCTTGTCCAGCTCGCCGGGCTTGATGACGCTGTCCTGGGCCAGCCGAGGAACCACATACGAAGCGATAGCAGCCTTGGCGGCTATCCCCTGCCGGGTCAGCGATTTGTTGCGATTGCCCTTCATTGGGGCCTCCTTGGAATGATTGTTGACTTGCCGCTCACTGCGTGCATGATGGCGCCTTGGCTAGTCCATGGGCCTCCTACTGATGAGTCTGCAGCGCAGCGGCCTGTGCCGTTGACAGGGCTGCGAGCTGGGTTGTGGTGATGAGCACATCCTGCGAAGTGGTGAAACTGTGGAGCTGTGCCGTAGACATGGCCGCGAGGTCCGAAGTCGTGATGACAGGCATGTCCACCAAGGGCAGTGCGGGCAGCTGCGTGGTGGTGAAACTGACGGCCTGTGCCGTGGTAAGCGCAGGGACCTGCGTGGTGGAGAGCACACCGATCTGCGCCGTGGGCAGGCTGGCCACCTGCGCCGTGGTGAACGCCGGTACCTGGATGGTAGTGAGCACGCTGATCTGCGTCGTGGTCAGGTTGACCACCTGGGCTGTGGTGAATCCGGGGATGGCCGTGCTGGCGATGGCTGGAAACTGTGTCGTGGAGAGGAGCGGCATTTGCACCGTGGTGAGCGCCGCGACCTGCGTGCTGGTAAGGCCACCCACGCTGACGGCCGACAGCCCGACGATCTCTGCGGTGGCGAGGTTGGCCACCTGGGTCGTGCTGAGCGCGGCGATCTGCGCCTGGAGTGCCGCGTTGGCGAGCGTCTCCGCGACGGCGAGGTGCTGGCTGGCCGCATAGCTCTCCATGTTGATAGTGATCTGCGGACCTCCCGCAGCGGTCCAGGCATTGGCCGCGAGGATGTGGGCCTGGTAGGCGATCATGTTCTGCTCGGCCGTGTTGTTGACCACTGCGGCGGCAGCGGCCTGCGCAGCGGCGGCGGAGCAGCTGGTGGCGTAGTCGGTGGCATTCACTTCTTCCTCCTGTCTTGGTTGTACGGTTCTCGGGGATCGTTGTTGTCCTTGGCATGGGCACCATGGCCCTTGATACGGCGGAGATTGGCCACGGCCTCTTCTTTGGAGCCGCCGGACCAGAGCACCTTGCCCGTGGTCTCACTCTTGATGACCCAGGGGGCAGCCTTGCCGCTGGAGTCCTTGTGGCCTTTGATGTGGCGGATGACGTCCATGGCCATTGCGGTGTCCATCGCCCGACGCAGCTTGCTCCCCAGCGACGGTGCCATGGCCTGCACCAGCTTGGTCTTATGGGAGACCTTCGCCGGGGCGGAGTCTGCCACCGTCACGTCCGGGCCCGCACGGCCTTCCACGACGATGGCCACGTGATTGAACTTGATATCGTGCATCTCACCATCGAAGTGCTGCCCATCGAGGTTGCCTTCCGTCATCACGGCAGTGTAGCGATAGGCGCAGGACAGCTCGGTCTGCTCCTTGCTCATCACGCCTTGAATCGCGCTGGCCTTCCAGATGCAGAGGCTATTGATCAGGTATGGTGCTTGGAGCTCAGCGGTCTCGCCGGTCGTCCCCACCTGATGTTCCGCAATGTCCGGATTCATCAGATCGAACGCGCTGACCTCGATGTGAGCGTCCATCAGTGGGATCATGTTCGCGGTGGACGCTGCCTTCTCCAGCTCGGCTGCCGGACGGTGCATGTAGTAGGTCTTCTTCGGGTCCAGGCCCAGGGTCTCCCAGTTGGGGATCTCAGCGCCCAGATAGGGGTTTACCGTGGCCTTGCTGATGTTGCACCCATCCACGTGCAAAAAGCCCTGCGCATCATAGGAGCGGGCGGAAGCATCGATGGTTAAGTGCTGGGATTTCGACATTTGCGCTACCCCCTGACCTTTTTAGCTGCCTTGGTCAGATGTACCTGCATGCTATTGCCGTGGAACGCAGCCGCAGCGAGGGCCCCGCCCGCGCTGAGGAGCGTAGAGGCCTCGCGGTGGAGCAGCGCGGCCCTGTAGTGATCAGCGGGCTCACCGCTGGCGTTGGCGGCCTTGGTCATCGCATCCGCTTGTGCGGCCAGCGCAGCCGCTCGGCTGGCGATCATGTTCGGGTGTGGCGCTGCGGATGAAACGAACCGTGCGGCATTCTGCGGTGAGACCGTGGCGATCACGGGGGCCGTAGTCGGAGCGACGGTCACTGTGGGCTTCCATTCCAGGGGCGGTACGGCCTCCTTCGCATGATCGCCCTGGACGACCACAGAGTCGGTGGGGGCCGTGGGCGCGACCGTAGGGGCCTCCACAGCATTCGACGAGCCCTGGGTCGTTCCAGGCGCCTCCATGGAGCCTTCCTGGGCCTCCAGCGAGGCCAGCTCGGCTGCGTCCGCCTCCTCCTGGGCCTTCAGCTGGGCCAGGTCCGCCTTGATCTCATCCTTCTTGTTCACCCTCGCCTCCTTCCTCATCGTTGTCGTTGTACCCAGGGATGATGCTCCGAGAGAGACATCCACAGTTGATGGCCTCGCCGGGCTGAACAGGGCCGAACCCATCCTCGAAGTCGTGGCCCTCGTCCACCGGGTATTCTTCACCGTCGAAGTCCAGGTGTTCCTCGCGCGGATTGGGCGTGTAGGTAGTGTGCGTCCAGAGAGCCTTCTCAATGCCCAGCTCCTGCTGGCGAAGCTGGTGAATGTAGCCAGTGATCTTGTTGTTCTGGTCCCGGGCGATGAGTGCTGCGTGGCGGAGATCTTCCGCCCCGAGCTTTTCCAGCGTGTCCGTGTACTCACGGATCTCACGTCCGGCCAGCACGGACTCCTCCGTGGCCTTGCGGATCTTCTCGTGGTAGGATTTGGGGATCTTCTTGATGAGATCCACGTTGTCAGCCACGCGGGCGCGGATCTTGGCCTGCATGGCCTCGTCTGCGCTGAACTTCACGCCGAAACTCTTCTTGGCAGCCTCGGTGAATGCGGAGTCAAGCACCACGGTCTGCGGCTTTTCCACCTGGAAACCATGCTTGCGGAGCTCAGTGGCCAGGGCCTGATCATGGTGTCGTACAACGCCCCAGGCAAATTGCGTGGCCAGCTCATGGGCACGCGACGCGAACACCTCGGTCCAGTAGGTCTCCAGCGCAGTCAGCGTGTGCTGCATCTGCTGTGGCACTGCCCCCATGGGGTGAGCTGGGTACAGGTCCACCATCTTCCGCATAGTGTGGGCGCGCATATCAGCGCACAGGTCCTGCAGCCGCGATCGATACCAGGCCTCTTCTCCCGCGCTGGGGCGGATAGGGGCCAGAACGATCCGCTGGCGGGTGGGGGAGACGAGCTTCATCGCGGCCCCTTTCCCGCGTCCAGCCGTGCGGAGAAGCCCTGGCACCGCAGGGCGCAGATCACGCGCTCGGCCTCCGTGGCCGCGTCGAACTTCTCAGGGACCTCCAGCTTGGCTTCCTCATACAGCTTGAGGATGAGCGGCTTGAGAGCCTCTTCCACCACGGACTTGAGCATCTCCTTCTTCATGCCTGCCACCCCCCGCATTCCTTGATATGGTCCATGGCCTGACGCCAGTGCTTGTCGCCCTGTACGGAATCGAGTCCGTGGAACGACGCTGCCTTGAGGTGCGCCTCGGCTGCCTTGCGGTGCGTGGCATCGCCGCAGGCATCGCCGCTGGCCTGCTCGGCCCGGCGGGTGAGGAGCTCAGCGCGTTGCGCGTGGGTCTTCTTAGAGGTGCCCAGCCGTCCGTCCGTCCACTGGTTGGCGTCATGCACGAGCGCGGTGTCCGGTCCGTTCATCTCGGCGGCCTCGGCCGCGCCCTCGCTGGCTCCTTGCTCCGCGCTGACCTTGCCTCCTGCAGCCTTGGGCTGGGCAGGCGTCATGGGGCCTTCCGGGTGGTCCACGTCCAGGTTGTTCCAGCCACTGTCGGGGTCGGACGCTACCTGGCCCCGCACCTCTTCCGGTGTGACCGCACCCAGCGCCACGAGGATCTGCGCGCCCTCGTTCTTACTCTTCTGGATCATAGCCATTTCCTTGCCGGACATGGTCATGAGCGGCTCGAACTCAAACGTGATGTCGTCAATGATCTCGCCCCACAGGCTGAGCATCGTGACCTTCAGCAGCGTCTCCAGGTTCTCGCGAAGCAGCACCTCTTGCTGATCCTCCACGTAGTCGTAATAGATCTTGAGGTCACCTTCGTTCGTGGCATTGAGGCCCTTGGGCGTGATGCCGAGCATGATGACCAGAGGCATCTTCGCCACTGCCGCCATGTGCTCCTGGGCCTGCGCCTGCAGATCCGCGAGTCCGCCCAGCGAAGTCTCGTGCTTTTCGAACTCTTCCGTCTCCTTGTCGAGGAGCATCAGCCCTTGGTTGTTGCGGAGCTGGTTGAACATCATCGCGCGGGACAGCACGCTGGGGTCATCCGTGCCGCTCAGCACCGTGGACAGGTCAGTCTTCAGCACCGAGCACGAGAAGTTCTTGAGCAGAGCGCCCACACTGTCCCGCGTGTTCAGCCAATAGTCCACGTAAGGTTGCGCGAGCTGAGAAAGCGACATGCCTGAGAAGTTGTAGACAGGCTTCAGCAGGTCGGGCAGCGGGCGAGCCACGCCAGTCAACATGCGCGTGTCGTGCACCTTCTGGCCATAGACGAACCACGCACTGGGCGCGTAGTAATCCGCCTTCAGCGGCCAGCTGGAGTTGTACGCTGCCGGGTAAGTGGTGATCGGCTCCACGATCTTGATCTTGCGCAGACTGCCCTTGAGGATCTTGTACTGGCTCATCAAGAGCGGCGTCTCGAGCTCCTGGCCTTCGGTGTCGCCCAGGTCCATGAAGATCTGGCACCGGCCCATCTGCTCTTCCAGCTCCACGAACCGCTGGCAGATCTTCCGGACCTTGAGGCGCCTCCACTCAGCCTCGATCTCGCCGATCTTGTCGCTGCGGTCCTTGCCCGACACCGTCTTGAACTTGATCCACTTGCGGGTCATCTCCTTGGCGGTGCGCTCGGACATGTCCCGATACTCGGTGATCTGCGTCAGCTCCGTCAAGTAGGGAAAGCCCGGGAAGCCGAGCCCCGTGAACGCGATCGGCGCACTACCTCCGCAGCCCCACGAGCCTTCCCACGCAGCGTCCATCGCCAAGACGTGGTCATCCGGAGCGACGAATGTGGGCGGAGTGTACGGGTCCACGGTCCACTGCGGGACGGGGAGGCGCAGCGGGTTGCCAGACAGCCGGGCCATGAAGGCCTCATTGATGGCCATTTTGTGCTTGGCCACGACCTCCTTCACGTGCTCCTGCTGCTCTCTGCGCCGACGATCCAGCAGGGCGGAGCGCATCTTGCGGCGATGGTCCTCCCGCACCGCGAGGTAACGGGCCTGCTGGCGGGCGAGCCAGGAGAGGGCGCTCATCGCATCGCCTTCTTCAGCTTGCTGGTAGTCTCGGCCTTCTTCTGCTTCTCGAGATTCTCCACGTGCTGCTTGAGATTGAAGAGCACTGGGCCTCCACCCTGCGTGATGGTGACGTCTCCCGGTTCCCAGATATAGCGCTCGGCGCGGTCATTCTTAGCTGACATAAGACAACCTCACGTGCAGATGCTTGTCGCCGACCTTGGGAGTCATCACGCTATCTACGCGGAATTTGGCGCCGCGCGGGACAAGAACTTCACTTTCTCCCGGATGGTTGCTCCACTGGCGGATGTTCAGAGCCTTTGCGCCTTTCGGCGCCATGATATGTAGAATAACGCCGTGAAGTTCGCTGAACTCCTTGGCCACGTTTTCTCTTGTAGATGTAGACACGAAACCCTTGTCGTGCACGACCATACCTTGTTTGATCTCATCGCCAAATATGCGCTGTGCCGACTTGATCTTGATGCCGCGATACAGTTCCGTGTCGTTCTTCAGTTCTGCGTGCTCCAGCACATGGTCTAGCGATTTGACATACGCAGCAGTAATGGCGGGGAGGTCTTCTACAGACTTTCCCTCACGAAGAGCGTGCGACATGTACCTGTACTCACTGCCCGTGTACGCCTTGATCGCCTCGATGTGTTCAGGAGAGAGCGCGATGCCTGTTATTTTTGAAAGTTCTTGGTGGGTAGGCAGCAACTCACCAGTTGCTGTTTTGGCAGAAAGAAGCTTTTGATACTTCTCTTTTGGAGCAGGCAGCAACTCACCAGTTGCTGTTTTGGCAGAAAGAAGCTTTTGATACTTCTCTTTTGGAGCACCAGTGAGCAATCCTTTGTTATCTGCAGAGGCCAAGAATTTCTGTGCACTCTCGTAATGCATACTTTCTGGATGTTGCGCATGAAGCAGCGCCTTTGCGATGTTCTCATGTATCTCTGCAGGTGACATCTCTGGCATCTTCTTGCCGCCAAAGTACTTCGCGTTCTCAGCGGCGGCAACGGTCGTGGTCATCGGCGCAGCAGGAATGGCGTGCCCAGCGCTCGGCGTTGCGGCATTCACCATCACAGGCTCTGTCGGTGCCACGGAAGACTTCGCAGCATTCAGAAGCAGCTTGCCTTGCGTCATCAGCGCAGCCGTCTTGTCCAACTGCTTCGCGCTGAGATAGTTCTTGTCATGCGCAGCGTTCAGGAACGCCCTCGCCTGCGCATTGAACTTCTCGGACATATCGCCATGCTTGAGGTGGTAGAGTGCATGCTCGATAGCCTTGCCGCGCTCTTCCTTGCTCATATTGTCGATATGCTTCTTGGCGAAGTGTTCCTTCTTGTCGGGCACGCCACGAGGCGTATGCTCTGCGTAGCCGAACTCACCAGGGAAGTGTCCGTGCGTGTCGTCCTCAGCAAGCACGAAACGCGGCTTCCGCACCGCGTCCTCCGCCAAAATGAAGTTAGCCGCAGTAATCATCGCCGCAGCCCTCCTGTCGCGCTGGCCACGGGGAATAGATTCCCCGGGCCCAGGCGCTTCATGAAGTCATTGCTGATCTTCATCGGCCCGCCCGGCCCTTCAGCCAGATCCGTCAGAGCCCATACCAGCGCATCCATACGGTCGGGGGAGTCGGTGTCCGTGGCCGGGTTCCAGTCGCACATCTGGTCTTCCAGGATGGGGAAGCTCCCCACATGATGGACGCGACCCTGTTCGTAGAGTGCAGAAATGGGTTCTGCGCGGACAGCCTTGCCGCGCGACGCATGGACGGCCGTGTAGGCAGCGTTCCTGCCAGCGGGCTTCCCACCGATAACGACATGCCGAAGGACAGACTCCACCATCTCTCCGCCATTGTTCACCTCGCCAATGATTCGGTCTGCCTTGTGGGTGAGATAGGCCAACACAGCGGCCTCGCCCCACCCATCGGGAGACAGTTTGCAGGAACAGTCATCCAGGACCCAGAAGTGCGCGGGCGTCTGGCGGTCCACGCCCGCCACCACGATCCCCGTCTCGTCGCTCTTCTCGTTGGATGACGCTGCCGGGTCCACCCCCACCACCACGCGCCGAAGTCCATCAGGCATCTGCACCGTGCGATCCCGGTCGATCCAGGTTCGCTGCCACAGAGCACCTGGATTGTCGGTCAGGATCTCCGCCTCCAGTTCCTGCCGACCCAGTCGAGTGCCCTCATACTTCGTGACGATGTGGGAGAGGAACGTCGTAGCGAGGTTGTCACGATTGTCGTACGTCCGACCTCGGGTAACGTAGACCGTGGGGTCTTTGACGAGCTCACGGATCAGCCGGGTCGGCTTAGGGGTCGTTGTAACGACGGCCTGCGGGTTGGCCCCCAGGCGCAGACCCAGCCGGGCCTGGTCCCACGATTCCGCATACCGCCATGCCGCGATCTCATCGCACCAGAGCTTGCCATGCTGCTTTCCGCGCAGACGATCCGGCTCATCGGCTGTGAAGATCAGGGACTTCGCGCCATTGGGCCAGGAGAGCTGCCGTTTGCTGGCGAGGTATTCCGGGCGTTCATCCTTGGGGCAGATGGCGAGAATGCCGGACTCACCCTCCACCATGATGTCTCGCGCGTCGTCCGCAGTGGCGCCGATCAGATTGACGAATTCGTTGTTGGGAATCCACTGGCGCACAGTCTCCGCGCCCGTACGCGTCTTGCCAAAGCCTCGGCCGGCGAGGATCAGCCATGTAATCCAATCGCCGGGTGGGAGGAGCTGCTCATCACGCGCCCAGAATTCCCAGTCGTAGTAGAGAGCCCGATATTCCTCGGGGGTCAGCTCGGCGAGCCGCGCATCGCGCTCTTCCAGCGGAAGCAGCTTGAAGATGCTAGCGGAGAAGTTTCGCACGGAGCTTCTCCAGAAGGGCCTTGTCGTCGTCCGTGTTGATGTTCGCGTTGACGTTGAGATTCTCAGTCCGCTCGCGGAAGCGGCTGGGTTTCTGGCCCTTGAGGAGGAACATCGCGAGTGCATCGCTGTATTCCCGCACGATTCCGACCATGGAGCCGCCCTGGTAGACGGCACGATCATATCCCTCGAATGCTCGGCGTTCACACTCTTCTTGCAGCTTTTCGTAGCCGACATTGTAGGCTTCATCAAAGCGGGCCTTGAACGCAGGATCCGAGCCCTTCATTGCATACACCCGGTCACGAGAGATGCCAGCGGCCTCGGACGACTTTGTCACATTGGCCGTCTCGCTCAGCCGGGCGAAGAACACATCCCACCGCTGGGGAGCAATCACCTTGCCCGCGCTCTCGGCGCTGGACCTCCGTGTTCTCTTTGTTGGGCCGATCCCCATTGGGGCAATCTCCGGGACACTCACAGGCTTAAAATACTTCCTAACCTCGGAAATGTAAAGCCCTTTGTTATCCACTTTAAGAGAAATTTTATCCACCAAAGTATCCACACAATCCGCAAAGATCCTCCTGGCGATCTTCTGCGTCCCTT